AGGCGCCTGTTGAAACGCTGGATCCCAACTCATTCCTTCTTGTCGGAAGGGAGGAATGGCAGATAAAATCAAACCGCGTACAAAAATATTGGGTAGAAGGAGATAGGGATGGCAGCTCTTGGTCGATTTGGTACAGGATTTGTAAGTGGGGTTTCTCGTGCAGCTCCTAGCTTTTCTCGTGTAGCTCCTGGGCTTTCTGGACTTAGAACAGGACTAGGAACAGGACTTGGAGCAATGGGTAGAGGAGCTCGTTCTATAAGTGAGGCCGCAATACGTGATGCAGAAAGCGCAGCAGCAGCGGCAGCGGCGGCAGCGGCGGCGGCACGAAGAGCGGCCGAGAGAATGACCACAGGAACAACAGCCGCTAAAAAAGCATATGAAGCAGCACAAAAAGCTCAAAAAAAGGCGACAGATCTTGCTAGAAGATCACTAGCAGCACAAAAACAGGGAGCAATGAAACAAGCTTTTCCGAAGCATTCACGAGCGTTGGCGGCTAGGGCAATAATACGTCGGGTAAATAACTCATTAAATATACATAATGAATTTGGTATATATACTGCAGTTCTTAAACAACTAGCACAAGATCAGTTTGGATCAAGATTTGCTGATATCGTTTTTGAAAAGAATGGTCATAATGGAAGTGTTATTGGACTTGATTTGCGTAATACAGCTTTCGAAACAGGAGATTGGAAGTATAAAGATGAAAAAGGGATGCATAAAGAACATGCTTGCCCAATTAAACTTGCGACAAAACTAGTATATTCTCTTCGTAGAGTAACAAATGAAACAGAACCAAGGGAAACGTGTGTTTTAAGATTAGCACTTGCTATAAACTATACAGGAGAAGCTAAAGGGGAGGGAAGTGTATCACCAGTTAAAGCAGAATATAATACCTTTCTTAGTAGCATTGATAACGAGCTTGAGGCGGATCCAAGTATATCATTTCAACAAGCATGGGATCGTGTTTATGAAGGAGCTAAAGTTCAAACACAACATCATAAAGATTTTAATACAAATATTAAATTTTGGACAGATAGAGCTTATAATAATGGACTAAAAGGACCATATGATAGATTAAATAATGGAATGCCTGGTTTGTTTCTAGGAATAAATGAGACGACTGAATCAGTTGCACAATGTATCCGTGAACAAAACAATATTTTGGAAAATTATAGGCGTACTACGTTTCCTAATCATCCTCCATTAGATTCTAGAACATCTGGTGGAGCAGTAGATTTTAAAGAATATCCAGATATTCTAGTGGATTCCATAAATGATGGATGTTTTTCAAAATTATTATCAGATCCAAGATTAATCATAAATCAAACAGAAGAATCTCCTCCTAAAGAAGATAGATCTACTGTAATATCACGATTAGTTAACGTGTTAGATAGTGTATGGGATACATTTTATGGTGATTTTGCAAAAACTATTACAGAAGAACAAATAACTACTATTATTGAATCGGCTGAAGAAAAGATAAAAAGATTAGAAGACCTTCCCGCACTACCTCCCAATAATAATGATAATGACAACAATAATAATAATGACAACAATAATAATAATGGCAATAATGGCAATAATAATTCTTTGCCATGGGGTGAAGGTTATATACCAGGAAACTCTCGAACGTTTGCTTCTACACTAGTTCCTAATAATAGTCGACGATCTCTGCTTCCCTTAACTTTCGAGCAGGCGCGCACACGCGCATCTCTGCTACCCCCGCAGGCGCCACCACTTGATTCTCCATTTACTTTTACGGGTCCTGGGTTAGTTGCTAAGGAACATGGACTCTCACTGCCTGGAATACTAAAGCCTATAAAAAAGATACCCACGGCTTTTGCTGGATCTACAACTCCGCCCTTTTCTCCTATGGTGGTTAATCGTAGAGCTCCGCCTGTTTCACCAATGGGCCTACAAGGGGGCAAAACTCGACGCTACCGTGCCCGTCGCCAAACTCGCCGCCTGCATAAATCTCGTGGGACAATGAAGCGTAAGCAGAGAAAAACTCGCCGTCAGAAGTAGAATGGCTTCGCCGAAACACTACGAGACGACTGCGAAGGGCGTGATGATGTGGGCTAACTCTGAACTCGAGCATGTCGGTCGCATCGCGGGCGTAAAGGACAAAGATCTTCAATATTCCTATGCGATGAGCACACTCTACGGAATGGCACATCTCAAAGATGCACTCTATGAGCTCGTAAACGATCCCGCATACAAAAATCATAAGACAGATCTACTTCGCACGCACGACACTGTAATCCGCGTGATGAAGCATCTCTGTAAAGAATATAAGCTCAACTTAAATGCGATCCGCTCATTTAATGAGCGCAAGGTCCTCAGTGACCTGAGCTATCTATCAAAAACAAATGGAACACGCAAGAATAAGAAATCAAAGCGCGGAACACGCCGCCGCTAAGCGTATCACTGAAAAATTGCGTTTGCGCCCCTATTATATAGAGACGCAATGGCAGCCGCCTCGGCAATGAATGTTTCACTCCGAAAGTTCGATATGAAGAAGATTCCACAGGATGCTGTGGCCGTTTTTATCGGCCGTCGCCGTACTGGCAAAAGTACACTGGTTCGCGACCTCCTCTACCACCACCAGGATATGCCGTTAGGAACCGTAATCAGCGGTACGGAGGAATCAAACAGCTTCTACGGGAAAATGATTCCGCCACTTTTTATTCACGGCGAGTTCAGTCCAGTGATTCTTGCAAACTTCTGTAAACGCCAGAAGTTGGTGATGCACAAAATCCAGCAAGATATTGCCGCCCAACGGCAAAGCCGCATAGATCCCCGGTCCTTTATGATTCTGGACGACTGTATGTACGACGATTCCTGGACTCACGACAAGAATATTAAATATCTCTTCATGAACGGTCGTTGGCTCAAGGTCTTCTTTTTAATCACTATGCAGTACCCCCTCGGTATTCAACCGGCGCTCCGAACGAACGTAGACTATGTATTTATTCTACGCGAACCCTATTCCTCCAATCGTAAGCGCATCTTTGAGAACTACGGCTCCGCATTTCCTTCTTTTGAGTTTTTCTGCCAGGTCATGGACCAATGTACACAGAACTATGAATGTCTTGTGATTGATAATACCTCACAGAGCAATAAACTCGAGGACTGTATTTTCTGGTACAGGGCCGAAATGCATCCTGAGGCCTTCCGTATTGGAGCACCTGAGTTTTGGCAGCACAGCGCTGCCCATTATAGAGACAAGGATGAAGAGGATATAAATCAATATGACCCGAATGCGGCACGAAAACTGAAGGGACCACCTATAAATATTCGTAAGATGTAGGACTATGAACGGCGATATTCTCGCAGCATTCTGTATTTTATTTGTAGCCTGTGGCCTAATGGTATGGCACACAGTAACGCGTACACTGGAAGGATTCGAAGCACAAGCGGGCGATCGCTGTGGAGTTGATCTTCCACCGTGCCCCATGGGGACAAGGTGTATAAATGGATATTGTATGTCACCTAATGCTCCTACACTACCGGTAAACTCTGATTTAGAAGTGAAACCTTCCGATCGAGATGATCCTGGCAGCTTTCTCCACACAGAATAGAATGGCAAAGGGTATATATGGAATGAGTTTTGCTGTATCCGTGCTGGTTATTTTACTTGTTGCACTTGTTGTACTTCCGTGGTTTAACACACGGTTTCCCGGCCTGACCCAGGGATTCTCGAACTATGATTGTAAGCGGACAACGGAGTGCCCCGAGGGAAGTTTCTGCCAGAATGATAAGTGTATCGAGATTAATGCTCCTGTGACGAACGGCGGTGTTGTTACGGGTGCGTTTTCATAAGACTGTTAAGTGTTTTTTCAAAAAACCGATAACAGTTACTGCTTCTTTTGCTCCTCCCTTCTACGCTCAAGAACAAGATCGTGAATCTCAGATGAAAAGAGACCATTAAACTCACCAGAACCCGGTGCACTGAACGGCGCAGGCTCTGATCCTACGCCAACCTCAGCACCAACCGTCTCATTCGCAAGGTTCTGGCCAGCCATACCCCGAACACCCTTCTTGCGCTGCTCTGAATAAAAGGTATCGCGTGCTGACTCATTCTCCTTATACTTCTTCATGAGTGTATTCAGCTGATCCTCTGCGTATTCCTGCTCACTTACCGCATTAGGATCCGGATCCCACGGCAGCCATTTTCCGACCTCACCCACAAATACATTGTGGATCGCATCGCTTCGCTGGAGCTTCTTTGAGCGAGCCACAGCCTCACCCTGGCTACCATAGACACCGCGGATCTTGAGGCCCCGAACCGTTGTGCGGAAGTTATTCTTTGCAAAGAACTCCTCCTCAAGACGAGCGGTGTGCTTGTAGAGAAAGTCATCATACGCCTCCTTGATCTGCGTAGTGAGAATCTCCTTCTGATTCTTGCGGACATAGCCCTCTAGATCAGCAAGTACATCCTCAATCTTGACCATGCTCGCCCGGCACTGAACGGCAGCGCCTGATAGATCAAGCTTCTCACACTTGACAGCCTCTGCCTCAAGCTTCGTGTTCATTCCCTGAACCATCGTCGCAAGAAAGGTCTCGAGCTTCTTTGTTTTGTACTGGATTTCATAGTCCTTTACGAAGGCTGTAAAGAAATGAACACTCTTATCGGCCAGCACTTTCTCCGGACTCAGAAAACTTAGTAAGCAATACTTCTGGCCAGGGATTTCTTGATCCTCCTCCAGGAAATCCTCCTTCTCGGTATACTTACTTCCATCGTTTGACATTCTATGAAGCCAACACACTTTCTCTTTAAGGGGTTTTCCGAGCATGATTGAAAAAATTTTCTTATCAACAAATATACAAATGGATCTGTCTGAAGTTCTCAATCGCGCCATCAAGTATCTGATCGAGGGTATCGCCGTTGGCCTCGCGGCCGTCCTTGTACCCCGGAAGGGAATCGACTTTCAGGAGGTCGTAGCCATCGCGATCGTCGCGGCGGCTGTCTTTGCTGTACTCGACCTCGTTTCGCCGTCCATCGGTGTGACGGCGCGTCAGGGCGCGGGCTTCGGTATTGGTGCGAACCTCGTAGGGTTCCCGCGGTAAACGTGCGATGACCCTTTATTGATAATCTACCATAACAACTCATAGATACACACTATTCTATTTTTCTATGTCATAGATAAATAGAAATGCGTCTTTCAAATACTGCGTTAGTCCTTGTTATTTTTGCCGCTGCGATTTTACTCGCAGTCTTACGACCGGTTCGTGAGTATTTTGGTTCGCCTGGTACATATGTTCAACTTGCAACAAGTCATGTACCTACCGCCGAGGATGCGTATTATTACGCTGATGTATATCCGAGGGAGGTTCGTCGTGAGATAAAAGATATGACAGGAGATGATCCTGGGCCACTGCGTCCGTGGGCCTTCCCGTATGCAGGTGGATATTACTTAAATTGAGCGGATAGAGTGATTGTTTAAAAATATCTATTTTTTATTTCTTTATAATAAGAAATGAAGAATAAAACTAGAAAGGTATCTAGGAGCAAACGACGTACTCAAAAAAAAAAAATCAGGGGCGGTAGTTATCTTAATAGTTTATATAAATCAGTTGAACCTGAACTCAAAGAAAAAAAGCCAGCACCAAAAAAATCATTCACTGCTTTTAACTATCTTGCTAACTCCGCAATCTCATTAACCGCGTCAAAATGTGAATCTGCTGTCTTTCGTTATAGAAAAATAATAAATATTTTAAAAGAATCTCTCTATGAGTATATTGACTCACTTGGAAGAAGTTTTACACTTATGTCACCTCAATCTATTCTTAAAGGAGGCCTCATCTATATACGTAAAATTCCTCGGCTTAGCCGATATTCATCTTTTATTCAGATCGATGAATCCTATAATGGTAAAATGATGCAACTTATAGTTGAAATGTGGATCCGTGAAATTCAAGATGAAGTGAAATTTCAAGTTTTAAAAGGAAATAAAGAAATGGTACATGATTTAATCGATTTATATATCGATAAAAAGATTTCTACAGTCTGTTCTGGTGAAAATCCTGAAACTACAATTATCCGAAAATGTAGTTGGGGTGGCGAATTATATAAATCACCACGTTGTCCTGGCTATCATCCTTATAAATTTTAAATCAACCTCACAAACTGCCAACTCAAATCTTCACAGATTTTTTTCCAGATTTTATCCTGGGTCCCTGCGTCCATGGGTGTTTCCGATGAGTGGAACATATTATGCTTAAAGTTATTGTAACTGGTAAAAGTTAAATATGAGAATTGCCGTTCAAATCGCAGGTGATTTTCGATTTATACATTTAACCTATCTTTCTCTACTGCGATCACTTGACTCCACGAAGAATGAAATTGATTTTTTTATTCATACATGGAAAAAAGAGAATACGGGGTACGGAACTATACCATTTCCTGGACGAGGCGACTGGCACAATGAAATTATTGTCTTTTCAACTGAACAAGGCCTCAATCTTTATAAACCCAAAGCCGCCTTAGTTGAAGACTATGAAGAAAAGAAAGAACTTCATCCTAGGTCAACCACTATACAGGAAGGATTACGTTCACGATTTTTATCTATGTTTTATTCGATTCATATGGCAAATGAATTAAGGAAACGATACGAACAAGATAGTTCCACAAGATATGATCTTGTTGTAAAATATAGGACAGATTGTTTTGTAAATCATTCTATACCAGCGATTAGTTCTAAAGAGATTGAGTCAAAAATACCATTTATATGTATTCCAAACTCAAGTTTTGTAGTGATTGATCATATCACAGATTTTATTGCCTGGGGTACACCCGATCATATGGATATCTATACATCAATCTATCCAGTGTGGAAAGATCGTGAGTTTGATGATCCTTCAGGAGTTATGATGGGTTTATTTAGCCCCGAACAGATTTTAATAAGTATACTAGAAGGCTCTTATTTAAAACGAGATTTCTGTTATTTTTCACTGATAAAAATGGATGGACCACGTGAAGCAACTCGTACTCCATGGTCCTATCAGCAACGAATCGAGTTTATACAAAACTTATATAAAGAGTTTGTAGAGTTTAAACAAATGACCTAATCTACAACTATGCGTATTGCGATTCAGATTTCTGGAGAGTTTCGATTTCTTAAATTAACAGCTGATTCATTTATGAAACAGATGCAAGATCCAGGAACTGAAATTGATTTTTTCATTCATACATGGAAAAAAGAGAATACGGGGTACGGAACTATACCATTTCCTGGACGAGGCGACTGGCACAATAAAATTGTCGTTTTTTCAACTGAAGAAGGCCTCAATCTTTATAAACCCAAAGCCGCCTTAGTTGAAGACTATGAAGAAAAGAAAGATCTTCATATACTACCACGAGGTATGTCTGAATATTATTCCATGTGGAAAGCAAATGAGATTCGCAAAGATTATCAAGAAAAAAATACTATACACTACGATCTTGTTATGCGGTATCGTACCGATTGTATTTTGAATGAACCTATTACTAAAATATCAGCAACTGAAATCGCAAGGGGCACTTCATTTTTATGTATTCCAACATCAAATGAAGTAAAAAGTCTTGATTCAATCCATAATCAACTCGCCTGGGGTACACTTGATAGTATGGATATCTATACATCTATTTATCAGATGTGGTTAGGCAATGATATGTCAGGGTATACACCTGAGGAAATGCTTTACATATATTTGAACTCTAAAAAGAATATTCTAGATCTAATAACCAGATCACGTACTTCATTTTATCTTGTTGATTTTCATGGAAAACCACGTGGAGAACTTAGATACTCCGAATAAATCCCCATCCAAGATCTTCACAAATCTTTTGCCAGATTTTATCTTGAGTGTAGAGTTTATCGCGATTTTTTAGCAAAGGAAAGTTTGGTAAATAATCGTCCAACTCAAGAAGTTCACAAAACTTGTAGAGAACATACGAATATGAAAGAAAGTTGCTGCGACCCTTTGGACAGTGCTTCTGAAAATGCGGCTGAATCTCCTTAAACATATAGCGCAACTTTTCTTCGATTTCACGGTTCATAACCGGCGCATTTTTGCCATTGAGGCGATTCGTAATATGAGGCACGTGTTCATAATATTTATTCGCCTTGATTTTCTTCAGAATCTCGCGAATCTTCGCAGGCTTCAAACCTTCAAGTTGTGTAATGCGTTCCTTCTTAAGTTCCATAAGAATCTGATCATAGATTTCTTGAGGAATATCGGTACATTCCTTCGCCTGGAACTGAGCAAGCCATTCATTAAAATGATTAATGCGCTTGTACGCATAATAACTCACTTCACGCGGCGGATCCTTATAACTTGGCTTATCACTATCCATTAAGACAAACTCTTGATTTCCACAAATAGCACAGCTAAACAGTGCTTCATTTGAACTAAAAATCATTTCTGCTCCACATTCGTCACAGAGTCCAAATCCACTCTCAGCTTCGCAGGATGTATTTCGAGCATGACCAGGATCTACCTTTTGAAGATACTTATCAAGTAACTTATCACGTTGTAGATTCTCACCCTTCATTTCCTTTTTTAGCTCCTGAAGAGTTTGTTCCGTGGATACTTCTTGAAGGGCCGCAAGAACACTCCCCGGCTTCATGAAAGTTCGTGTAGTTTGAAGACTTTCAACGCCATTCTGAATCTTTTCCTGGATATCATAATACTTATATAAGATATCACCCGTTTCAAGAAAATAGTTATATACATCTTCCTCTTTTACAATGGTTTCAATCTCCCGCTTAATATCACGAAGACGATTCTCCTTCAGATTTCTTTCAATGATATTTTCACATGACTGAATCTCTGTTTCCAATGAAACTTTCTGTGCTTCAAGTGAATGGAGATTCTCCTTTTTATCTAAAAGTTTCCCCATCTGAACTTGGTGAATCGCATCGAGCGTAGTACGAGCCTCCGGATTACTCCGCTTTGTTGGCCGTATTTTGAAATAAGGCTCTGCCATCCGTATCCTATGGTTGAAAACTCTATTTCTTTTAAGCATAACTAAAAATCACCCTCTCCGCCAAAATTATTTTCTCTGCGAAGGTTATAAACTAAAATGACAGGTGGTGGTCTTATGCAGCTCGTCGCCTATGGTGCTCAGGACGTCTATCTGACGGGTAACCCGCAGATTACTTTTTTCAAGGTGGTATACCGTCGCCACACGAACTTTGCCATGGAGGCCATTGAGAACCCGTGGAACGGCGCGCCGAACTTCGGCAAGCAGGTCACGTGCACGATCCAGCGCAACGGTGACTTAATCTACCGTATGTACCTCCAGGCCACCCTGCCTAAGGTTACTCTCCTGGCCAGCGACGGCTCAGGTGCCCAGTTCCGCTGGCTCAACTGGGTTGGCCACAACCTCATCGACTGGGTTGAGCTCCAGATCGGCGGCCAGCGCATTGACAAGCACTATGGCCAGTGGCTGCACATCTGGAATGAGCTCACGCAGGAGCCGGGCAAGCAGGCCGGCTACGCGAAGATGGTGGGCAACATCCCGCAGCTCACGAACCTGCTGGTTCAGGGCGGCGAGGACTGCGACAATGATTGCGCGGGCGGTGAGCCGAACACGTCCAACGAGCTCGGCAACTGCTCCCCTGAGTACACGCTGTACATCCCGCTGCAGTTCTGGTTCTGCCGCAACCCTGGTCTGGCGCTGCCGCTCATCGCGCTCCAGTACCACGAGGTTCGTATCAACCTCCAGTTCAACGACCTCACGAACCTGATGTGGTCCTATACCCCGCAGGCGACGTCCTCGTCTGCGATCCAGACGCGTGTCGGTAACGCTGGCCTCGTCGCCTCATCCCTCTATGTCGACTACATCTACCTCGACACGGATGAGCGCCGCAAGTTCGCGCAGGTGTCCCACGAGTACCTCATCGAGGTTCTCCAGTTCACGGGCGGTGAGTCCATCACGTCCTCCAGCAACAAGCTGAAGCTGAACTTCAACCACCCGTGCAAGGAGCTTGTCTGGGTTGTCCAGCGTGATTCCTTCACGAGCTGCGACACGACTGTCATCAACCCGTGGAAGGGCCAGCAGCCGTTCAACTTCTCTGACTGGTGGGACCGGTCAGTCCTGGAGTCTGGCTACTCCGTCACGCGTGTTGAGGGCATGGCGGGCAAGAACCCGTGCGTCACGGCGCTCATCCAGCTCAACGGCCACGACCGCTTCCAGGTCCGCGAGGGACGCTACTTCAACGAGGTCCAGCCGTACCAGCACCACACCAATATCCCTGCGGTTGGTGTCAACGTCTACTCCTTCGCGCTCCAGCCTGAGCAGCACCAGCCGAGCGGCACGTGCAACTTATCACGCATTGATAACACCACGCTGCTCCTCACGGTCTCCAACAACGCGGTCGGCACGGCCACGAGCTCCACGGTCTATGTCTATGCGACGAACTACAACGTTCTCCGCGTGATGTCTGGCATGGGCGGCCTCGCGTACTCCAACTAAACATACAACCCAAGTGGTTGTTGTTTATATATTTTTATACTGATTGAATAAACCTTAGTATATTTTCTATTCAACTAGCATTGCTAGATGAATAAAAAAATAACAAAAATATTTTTTTATTAGAGTCGACTATGTTGACACCGTAGTCGAACTAGTCGATCGTGTGCGTCTTCGTAGAACTGGTCCCTGAATCTCGGTAGGTACTTCCATTTCTTCCGAATCTGTCATCCATGCGATCACCTTTCCCATTGCTCCAAGTAGACTAAAGAATCCAGCAACCAAGAGTGTTTTATAAATACCCTGTGAATGCTGAATCATTGCCATAATAATCTGACAGAATACACTATCCATAATAACAAGACTCTGTACAAATCCCCAGACACCCTTTGGAGCACAGAAACACATATATAGATGAGTCGCAGAATACGCAACAAAGCCTACTCCGAGTCCAGTTACAATCCCCCAACATCCTACGCGCCGTGCCGTCTTTGAACAGGTATCAATATATGATGTCATCTTTATGATTCACTATTCCAACTTAAAATTCAAATTTCATAGTAGATGTTGGATATATCAAAAGTAGACGATATTAAGGATTTTCTCTATATCATACCGGCAGCAGCGATTGTCGAGTTTATCACTTTACTTCTAACTAGAAATGCGGGTCAAAAACCATTATTTGGTGTAAATTCTCTTAATGATTGGTATGATCAGTTTGGTATTTTTGCAGTTAGTGCTGATGTATTAAGTCTGATTATTGGAATTGTTGGTGCCCGATATATCTATTCCTTCTTTTTTAATCATATTATGGAATGGTCACCGCTTTATTTTATTCTGATTGTAGTTCTTTTTCAGATTGCACATGATCTATTTTTCTATTTTGCCGTTATTAGACAAATTCCACGGGGCCATAATGAAATGATCGATATTTTCCAGGAGTATGGAAAAGAGAATGGTACAAAAGTTCTAGTTGTTGATGCGGCAATGGTGATTGGAACGGCAGTCGGTGCAATGTATCTAAAATCATATCCCGATCATATTTCCTTTTCAGCTTTAATTTTAATACTTTACGGAATCTGTTATAGTGTCTTCACCCGTCCGACTGCGCCTCCTCCGCCCCCTCCGCCGCAAAAAAAACAGGTGGCTGAGATTGATCGATCCTTTATGCAGGAGTCAATGGGTCCTCAAGGATTACTGATGCCTCAGAGTTCTCCAGCAATGTATTAAGTGCCGCAATACGCCGTTCCAACGCCCCGCCATGCTGTTTTTTTGAAATATGTTTCCAATGCCATTCAAATGACAGTGCATCATGCTTCGTAAAGGGCCCTACATAGCAATGCCGCCGCCACGTTTCTCCAGCTGCGACTTTTGCCCGAGTAGCCCGTGCCCCACCCGCTAACTCTCCTTTATGTTGACGCAACCGTCGATCTACATCTACAGTTGCTCCAATATATGTCGCACCACCTGAAGATACAAGGCAATAACAATACCAGTCCATATCTATCTACTCCTCCTTAGCTATAAGCGCCAGATAATGATGCCTACACACGGGTGAATAGAGTTCCTTGCCACCCACTTGAACTTGTTCATCCGTTGATTTTTTATCACTATATGTGAAGAGTGCTGCATTAGGTTCTTTACATTTACTACAGAAGGCATGACGCTTAACAACTGTATCGCAGTATGGAATCAGACTGAGAAGTTCTCCAAATGGCTCCCTTGCTGTATCACCATCTAGACCTACACAAATCACATCCTTCTTATCGACTTCAACTGCATGAAGTACAAAGTCTCTCAAGCCTCCAAAGAACTGTGCTTCTTCAATAATCACTAGGCGCGCATCCATATAGAGAAGTGTATGACAGGCCAAGCTTAAATCTCGTAGAGCGAGAGCAGGATATTTCTGATTATCATGACTAATAATCTCTGGTTTCTCACTGTAGCGAGTATCGCCACTGTGAGTAATCACAAGAATGGGCCACCCAATCGCATTATATTTGCGAATGGTGCCGAGTAGTTCCGAGGACTTGCCCGCAAACATAGGACCGAGAATAATATTGAGGCTCATTTTGTAATACATATAGGCACTCCTTCTCACTTCAAATTTAGGCAACTAACACGCATTTATATTCATATCAACTACATTAAAATAGGTCATCCCATATACAGTTCCCTTTGGCGGAACCGTAATCCGTACGAAGGCCCATTCACGACCAAAGGAAGGAACAAAGATTTTACTATGGCTTATAAAGCCATCAGGAATATCAAGATTACTATATAGCATCTTAATCGCATCAACCCCTGACATATCCCACGGATAACATCCACCGGCATTAATCGTAATCACACCGCCTTCGGGCATCCAATCAAGCAACTTTGTAAAAAGTGCTGACCACATTGGATCCTTCAAATCAGGATCAACCAGATCTACATAGATACAATCATAGACCCGAGGCTCCTCAAGAATCTTAAAAATATCACTATGTTCTACTGTAAGTCGGGGATCATCAAATACATTTGAGCCGGTCGCCGTGGTTGTCCACCCATCTTCATACTTACGAAAATGATTAACAAGTTCTTCATCCCAGTCAATCATTGTTACCTGTATGTCACGTGAGCCAACGCGGCCAAGTACGGCGCGCGCAGTCGCACCTTCTCCACCTCCTAGAATACAAATGCGTGATCGTGTACTAAGTTCTTCGTGGATACCCGATACAAGATTACCATGATAAATAGCTTCATCTCGCTGTGCGGATTGAATGACGCCATCAATAAAAAGTGTACGTCCAAACAAAACTGTATTTAAAATATCAACCTTCTGCTTCGCAGTATCAAAATGGAGTGATCCTTCAGGATAATATCGTAGAATACGAATAGACTCTCCATCGCGCTCCTCATACTCCTTGATTTCAGACATTCCTATGTCTTCTATCAAACAGTTTCTTAAGGCGCAACATCCGCATTTACCATTTCTTGAACAAGTCGAGCAAAGGATGTTCTATGTTCCCATCCAAGGTCTTCTTTTGCTTTCGTTGGGTTACCAATAAGTACATGAAGTTCATTAGGGCGGAAAAACTCAGGATTAATAGTCACATGTACAATACCAGTTGTCGCATCATATCCTTCTTCATTAATGCCTTCACCTCGCCATAGAATCTTCTTGCCAATCTGGGCAAAGGCAATCTCAACAAACTCGCGAACTGTATGTGTCTCACCTGTTGCGAGTACCCAATCGCGAGGAGTATCCACTTGTAACATGCGCCACATACCCTCTACAAAATCGCGAGCATGTCCCCAATCACGCTTCGCATTTAGATTTCCAAGCGAAATCTGTGTCTCTTCACCATGCACAATCTTTCCAATACCAAGGGTAATCTTTCGAGTTACAAAATCGGCGCCACGACGAGGTGACTCGTGATTAAAGAGGATTCCATTACAGGCAAAAATACCGTAGCCTTCGCGATAGTTTCGTACGGACCAATATGCGAATAACTTACTGACTGCGTAGGGTGAACACGGAGCAAACCCAGACTCTTCCGATAATACGCTGATCTCCTTACCAATGCGGTTTCCATAGAGTTCACTCGTACTTGCCTGATAAAAACGAATCTTATCTTTACAAGGAGAACGACGAATACATTCGAGAATACGTAAAACTCCGAGGGCATCTACATCAGCCGTGTACTCAGGAATATCAAAGGAGTGTCGTACATGACTTTGTGCAGCGAGATTGTAGATTTCAATCCGCTCCGCATCAACCGTTGCAAACTCCTGAAAGATTGTCTGTATGCTATATGTATCGCGCAAATCTCCGCGCTTCACCTTGAAGTTTTCATGCTTTAAAATATGATCAATCCTCTCAAAATAATGATTTGAACTTGTGCGCATCATACCCCACACCTCATAGTTCTTATTAAGTAGAAGTTCGGCTAAGTAGGACCCATCTTGTCCAGTTACACCGGTAATAAATGCAAGCTTCATTATCTTTCTAAAGAAAAGCCGGTTTAGGCTCTATCATTTATAATAGGAAGTTTGTAGATATAGATACTAATGCCCTTTTCAATGTATAGATATGTTTCTCTACTCGTTGACTCAGGAACATCAACCATATGACAACTTTCTCCATACTCTTCTACGTATTTCAGATCCTCATCTAGAGTTTCTTTGTGCTTCAGCTTAACTGCGGCAACGGCCTGATCATAGGTAGTGTATGCGACAAGATACGGGTCTCCATTTTCAACCACAATATAGATGGACTCCATGTGTGTTCATTTTGTATATAGCCTACATCAATTTTTAAAACAGTCGTTCTCCTAGGTTCGCATTTATATTCTTATAGCTGCGTCCATTTCTTACCCAGACTTCGGGTGTAAGTCCAAGTAATAAAGCCATACAGAAGAAAGAACTATCAACAAGTAAACACTCTTGAACATACATCATAAGATATGCGTAGTCAAGAATCGGACGACCCACCCATGCCTGCGCGACAGCATGCCATGGATGTGATTCTGCGTACATATTTTCAGACGGATTGATAACGAGTGAATCTAATAGATTGACTCGTATCGGTGCCACCGCATCGGATGCCTTTGGATGAACAAATCGAACACGAGTATATGTATCGATAAGCAGTTCAACTTCCGCGACATTTTTCTTAGGAACGTTAAACCAGGTCTTCATATATGCGGTATCCATTCCAAGGTCGCGATAGAAACAATGGGGGAAATCCTCTACATTTCCAGATCCATGATATCCGAGCATATAGACTGTGTCATATCCGTGGGTCGCACGTTCATACGCTTCACGTGCCGCACCAAATCGCGGAGATACATCTGAATCGGTCTCAATCAGAAAAAATGTAACAGAGGGTTCATTTGAATACAGATCACGTAGATTTGTTTCATATTGCTTCTTCACGACTACACATACCTCATCAAATACAGATGCTAAATACCGAACCGCTCCACTTATGAAAAACTGATCTCCCATTCCTTGATGGCCGCAGACAAATGCGCGCTTTCCCTTGTATCCCTTTTGTTCCTTGTAAAGACTACCAACATTTTCATTTATCGTTCTCTTAAGTCGGAATCGCCGTTGATTTTCATGTGCGAGTTGCTTCATTAATACAAACTCTCGATTTGGCTCACCTGCCTTTGAATGGAGTTCATCTTGGATTGTCCACATTGTACGATTCGCTTCAAGTAACTTTTCATAATGAAACTTATCTTTGTCAATCGCATCCTTTACAAGAGTATAGAGTGAGGCATATTCGCGCTGAACATCGATGCGACGAGTATCTTGAATTGATTCTAGTTTTATTTCTAAAATAGTGAGCCGATCAAGTGCTTCACCATACGATGATGGTACCAGAAGGGAATTCATACTGAGTCTAGAAAATAACTGGTATGAAGAGTTTAACCCTCCTATAAAATTTGATTTCGCGAAGGCTTAGAAACTTCATTAAGAAGAAAGAGAAGATGCCTGCCGGATTCTACCGACCGAGTTCAGAAATCGAGCCCATTGTGGGAATACAGTTCGGTATCTTTAGTCCGGAAGAAATCGAGCGACGTTCTGTAGTTGAAATCACGTCAAAGGATACATATGAAGGGAATGAACCGAAGATTGGTGGTCTCTTTGATCCCCGAATGGGTGTCCTTGATAATGGAAAGAACTGTCGTTCCTGTGGTCAGTCCAATCACGGATGTCCCGGTCACTTCGGGCACTACCGTCTTGCCCGCCCTGTCTACTTTTATCAGTTTCACCCGATGATTATCAGCATTCTTGGCTGTGTATGTATCCGGTGTAGTAAGTTGCTGATCGATAAGGAATCACACAAGATCATTCAGAAAAAGCAGGGCCAGGCCCGGTGGCGGGATGTGTTAGCGCTTTGTGGAAACATTAAGCGCTGTGGCCAAGATCGCGAGGATGGATGTGGTTCTCGGCAGCCTAACAAGTATATGCGTGAAGGAATCGCCCGGATCGTCGCAGAGTGGGAGAATCTTGATTCGCCTGGCTCAGAGGCAAAGACAAAGACCCTTCAGCCACTTGAAGTTGAGTACGTCCTCCACCTTTTCCGTCGCATTAGCGACGAGGATGTAGATTTTATGGGTTTTAGTCGCTTCTGGTGTCGCCCTGATTGGATGATTTGTACGGTTCTTCCGATTCCACCGCCGCAGGTACGGCCGAGTGTCGTACAGGAGAACAATCAGCGCTCAGAAGATGACCTGACACATAAGCTATTTGATATCATTAAACAGAATAAGATTCTACAACAAAAGATTGAGAGTAATGCGGGCAAGAAGGTTATTGATGAGATGACGAACGTTGTTCAGTATCACATTGCGACGCTTGTTGATAATCAGATTCCTGGTGTTGCACCGTCTGCTCAGCGAAGTGGTCGGGCACTAAAGTCGCTTCAGCAGCGTCTTGGCTCCAAGGAGGGACGTATCCGTTATAATATTCAGGGCAAGCGTGTAGAGTTTTCTGCGCGCTCTGTTATTACGCCTGATCCGAATCTGAGCATTGCTGAGATTGGTGTACCTATGAAAATCGCTATGAATCTTACAAAGCCTGAAATCGTGACTCCGTATAATCGTGATCAACTCTACAGGCTTGTACAGAATGGTCCTGATACGTGGCCTGGCGCTAAGACGATTGTGCGTGCGAAGGATGCGCGTATGATCAGTCTAAAACACGTAAAGACAAATGAGATTACTCTTTACTTTGGTGATACAGTGAATCGCCACCTACTCGACGGCGATACGATTCTCTTCAATCGGCAGCCTACGCTTCACCGCATGTCAATGATGGGACACCGTGTGAAAGTACTACCGTATAATACCTTCCGACTGAACGTTATGGTTACGAGCCCCTATAACGCAGATTTTGATGGTGATGAAATGAATGCGCATATTCCGCAGAGTTATGAAGCAAGTACGGAACTTGAGGAGATTGCCGCAGTTCCTTTCCAGATCATTACACCCCGTGATGGAAAGCCGGTCATTGGTGTAGTTCAGGATACTCTGGTTGGCTCCTATCGTATCACGCGGGAGGGTGTCAAGCTCAATCGCCGTGAGTTCATGAACCTCATGATGTGGAACAAGCGGTTTGGAGCACCTGATTACGGTGATCTTGCGAATCCTTCCGTGATTCCGTTGCCAAAGGCGGGTGGTACATCATGGTCTGGACATCAGGTCATTACTACGCTCCTTCCGCCGATCAATATGACAATGAATAACAAGAGTGGCGATAAGGTTGTTATTCGCGAAGGTGTACTTGAAACAGGTCAGCTCGATAAGGACATCTTTTCCAAGGCGAGCAAGGGTATTATTCACATTACATACAACGATTATGGCCCTGAAACAACGGTAAATCTCCTGGATTCACTCCAAAATACGATTGAACAGTTCTTAATCTATGATGGATTTAGTGTGGGTGTAAGTGATTTGATCGCAGATAGTGGCACTCGTGAGCGAATGGAAAAGGCGATCACGGATCGCAAGAAGGAGATTGAGGAACTACTTCTCCAGGTTCACCTTGATCTCTTTGATAACAGCACGGGTAAGAGCAATCAGGATGAGTTTGAAGGGAAGGTATTCGGTACGTTGAACAAGGCCACCACGGATGCGGGTAAGGAAGGTCAGAGTTCACTTGCTCTTCAGAATCGTCTACTCGCAATGGTAAGGTGCGGTAGTAAGGGCAATGAAATCAACGTAGCGCAAATGATTGCATGTGTGGGCCAGCAGAATATTGATGGTCGTCGTATTCCCTACGGATTCACGGATCGCACGCTGCCTCACTATAAGAAGTATGATGACGGCGCAGAGGCCCGTGGATTTATTGAGTCTTCATTTATCAAGGGACTTACGCCGCAGGAGTTCTTCTTTCACGCCATGTCAGGTCGTGAAGGTCTGATTGATACAGCTGTTAAGACGGCCGATACGGGTTATATTCAGCGTCAGCTCGTAAAGGGTATGGAGGATCTTGTTACACAAAACGACGGCACTGTGCGCAACTCAAAGATGCATATTCTTCAGTTTCACTATGGTGAGGATGGCGTAAACAGTACAAAGATTGAGAATCAGAGTCTTGACTATGACAAGGTTACCGCAGATGATATTCGCACCAAGTACGGAATGACGGATGTAACAAACTGGACTGAACTTCTATCAGGCGATCTACCTGATATGAATGAAGTACAGGTTGCTCTACAAAAGTATGTAGACACTGTTCTACAGGATCGGGTCATGATCGTTGAAAAGGTCTACAAGAAGGGACAAGGTGTGGCCATCTATGCGCCTGTAAATATTGAGCGTATGCTTCTTAATGCGAAGGGTGACCACTCAAAGAAGTCGCAGACGGATCTTTCACCTCTTTATATTCTTCAGGGAATCGAAAAGGTGATCCAGCGCACACAGCCGTATAATAAGCTCTGGTGTGCCTTGCTTCGATTCAACCTTGCGCCGCACAAGATGATTAGGGACTACAAGTTCCCTACAGTTGTCTTTGATGCTCTATGCGAGAGCATTATTATTCGGAACTGGAAGAGTCAGGCACAGGCGGGTGAGCAGGTGGGCATTATTGCGGCACAGAGTATTGGTGAGCCTTCTACACAGATGACACTAAATACTTTCCACTTGGCAGGTGTAGCAGCAAAGTCAAATGTAACGCGAGGTGTTCCGCGCCTAAAGGAACTTCTCAAGGTCACGCAGAATCCCAAGGCCACTTCGCTTACAGTGTATCTGAAGCCTGAGTTCCGAACATCAAAAGAGCGTGCACGCGAAGTTGCACAGGATCTGGAACTTACTCTTCTGAAGGACATTGTAACAAAAGTTGCGATTTATTATGATCCTGAAGATGATGTGCTAGAGGAAGATCGTGAGCTGATTGCCTTCTTCAAGGCCTTTGAACTCGGTGAGAAGAAGAAGCCTGTAAATAAGTTTATCCTTCGAATGGAGTTCGATCGTGAGAAGATGTTTAACAAGAATATTACCATGGATGATGTGAACTTTGTACTTATGAATTCAGAGGCAGGCGATAAGGGCTCAAATGCGATTGAAACAATCTACAGTGATTTTAATAGTCCTCGCCTTGTTATGCGTATTCGTGTAGAGCCGATTGATGATAAGTCATCCGCTAGTCTTGATGATGTATCCTCAATGAAGAGGCTTCAAAATCGTCTGCTAAATGGAATCGTAGTACGGGGTGTCCCTTCAATCAAGGCAGTCACCTACAGAAAGATCAAGGACTTCAAGGAAAAGGATGGTGATAACTATAAGCCCATTGAAGAGTATGTACTGGATACGGATGGATCAAATATTCTTGAGGTGATTACGCATCCTATGGTGGATGCTTCAAGGATTTACACGACACATGTATACGATGTGCTTGATCTTCTAGGAGTTGAAGCCGCAAGGGCGATTCTTCTGACGGAAATCATGGGACTTTTCGAGGAAGTTGGTCTCAACTTCAGGCATCTGGGTCTTCTCTGCGATGTTATGACACGCAGCGGCCGCCTTATGTCAGTCGATCGCTATGGCATTAATAAGAATGATATTGGCCCCCTGGCGAAGGCATCCTTTGAGGAGACAGAGAAGATTCTGTTGAATGCGGCGCTCTTCAGTGAAGTGGATCCCGTAACAGGAGTAAGTGCGAATATTATGACAGGTCAGACGATTCGCGGTGGAACTGCCTTCTCACAGGTTATGCTAGATCAGGATGCGATGATGCGTCTTCAGGAGAATCTGCCGATTGATGAAGAAGATGAGGAAGAAGATGATGAGTTTGATGAAGAGGCGCTTGAGCGGCGTGTAGTGAGTGAAAGTGAACAGAATGAGGTATGTAATGACACTGTTCTTCGGGTCAATCAGGTCATGCCACGCACATCAGAGCTTCCTGTAGACTATCAGGAACTAGAGATGGAAATCAATGAAATCTAACGGCACTCAAAGCCAGGGCTCGTATTCAAAGTATGGAAATCGTTTCAGGATCTGCGGCCCCTGCGCCACCTATACCTCCTTGGCTACGTGTACGATGGATTTACACAGTTGGTACAGTGCCAACTATATCCTATAATCCATCATGGGAAGGATGGAGAGAAAAAGAACATACTGAAATCAATGAACTCAAGGATCAGATTGATGCTCTTGAATCGGATGGAACATGGGAACTTCGAAAAAAGTTGGCAAATCAATATGAACTTGTTCATACACATGAAGATCGGTATATGCCGATTTCACTTGCGATTGTAAAACCTCTTAGCCGATCCTATTTTAAGATGATTGAGATTCTATTTATTACACGTTTTTTTACAAGATATGCGAAGGTTCGTTCCTTTCGCACAGCGCATGTATGCGAAGGTCCTGGAGGATTTATCCAAGCCTTTACTGAACGATGTGAGCAGGAGCGAGTAAAGGTTGATTTATCACTAGCAATGTCACTTCGTCCTGTTCATGTACAGATTCCTGGCTGGAAACGCGCGATACCTTTTTTAAAGAAAAATCAACAGGTTCGTATTCTATATGGAGCGGATAATACGGGAGACATCTATAATCTAGACAATCAAGTTGAGTTTGCGGCAACATGTGGACCTCAGAAAGTTCATCTCTTTACAGCCGATGGTGGATTTGATTTTAAAATGGATTATGTTCGCCAAGAGCAATCTGTATTTCGCCTCGTAGTATCCTCATTTGCGATGGGATTTCAAACTCTTGCCCTAGGCGGTATGATTGTAATCAAAGTGTTCGATACCTTTGCGAATCCAACTATTGAACTCTTAGCTTTTGTATCAGGATATTTTAAGGAATGGACACTCTATAAACCTGCGATGAGTCGCCCATGTAACTCAGAACGCTATTATATTGGCATTGGATTTAAGGGAGTAACTCAAGATACACTTGATTTATTTACAGCACTCCAAAAAGATCTTTCTACACGTGATATCTCAAATCTAGAAAGCCTTTTTTCAGTCCATCTGCCTATGGTTGAACGGGTCGCTGAGTTTCAACAGGAGATTGAAGCGATTCAAGTTCAAACAATAAAGAAGGCATTAACACTTGATATAAAAGAATATGCACCTTTTTGGCGTGAATCCTATATACGAAGTGAAGAATGGTGTAAATATTTTACTGTAAAGTGGAGGAAGATTGTTGTTCAGACACCTGAGGTTTAACAAATGTATCAAATACACGCTGTCCCACAATGACGGATGCCTCATGCTGAGACAGTTGACCAGTACCCATGCGATCTAACATCGCAAGCATAGTTGTTAAACTCTGCTTATGATATCCGCCAGGACGGGTGACCATTTCAAACAACTTCTCATAATCACGCTTGAACTCAGGCAGAGCTGCCTCAATCTCTTCACGTGTTTTTCCCTCCTTCTGTAGACTCTCTGTGCGTGAAATGAGACTACGAACATAACTCGCGCGATCACGCGCAGTTTCAGGATCAATCGGAATCGCAGGCGGTTCTTCGGGTAGATTCGGTGGGCGCCCTTGACGTGGAGGTAGCCGAGACATCTAGTAAGAAAGATTCTCTTTCTTTAGTAGGAATAAACGCAATGTCTGAACCGGTCGCACCTTTACAAGCCTCCACCGCAGCAAGTTCACAGGATCCAAACTCCATCACAAATCTTTTGAAACAAAGTAATCAACAAAAAAAACAGGCAACTGCTGATACAGTTTATGATACAAAAGGCAGTTCTTATGAGCACTTTACAAATAAAGATGAGGCTCTATCGATTATCACATCCTTTTTAATCGCAGCCGGTATTCTCGCAGTCATTGGTGCATTTCTACCTAAGAAATCACGCTAATCAATAGAAAGAGGATGAGTGAAGAAAGTCTTATGCGGTTACGAGCGGCACTTATGAAATGGAAACGTGCGCATATGTTAAAGGGTCTTTCAGAAGATACATCGCCTGACCCTATTGAAAGTCGCCGTCAAACTGCGGAGACTCTATATACTAGCTTGATGAAACGTCTAGATCAAAAGGTTCAAGAAAATCAAGTCGGCGGCGGAACTGGAGAAGAGGTTGAGGAAATACTTAGTTCATTAGGTGATCCTAAAACATGGCTGCCCTCTCAGATTGAAGAGGTTCGCGCAGCCTTAGAAAGTGAGTTAGTCGAATATCCTTTTACATTTAATGAAGAGTTGATTTCTTCTTTTAAAGAAAACAATCTTCCCCCTTTCTAGTAGAATGCCTCTGTTTGGGTTTTTAAATAAAAGCCGTAAAGCGGCAAAATCCCAACGAAGAACTGTAAAGAAACGCTCAAGCGCCTGTCCGCCCGGCCAGGTAACGCGTTCAGAATATCAGCGCCGATACAAAACTGCCGTGCGTGAAAAGGGATATCTTGTTCGTCGCGGTGGAAAGACTGTCCGAGTCTTTCCAAAGAAGTTAAACTCTACCCACGTTAAGCAGGCATGTATTAAAGATCCTGGTCTACCTGCTTCTCTGGCACCCGGTGAACGGATTGGCCCCCTTAGACAAGGGGAGTTGAAGAAGTATGGATATGTCTACCGTCTGTCAGATGATGCGCGTCATGAATCTCTTAAAAAAGCGGTCGCTGCCTATGGTGCACTAGGCGTATATAGAAAGTTAGACGCTGTTGCGAAACTCTCTGTTCATAAGTTACCCAGTGCGAGTCGTATCTTCAAACGCGATCGTGAATGGATTAAGCGCACCTACGGAAAGGCTGGACACTTACATAAGTCGTAGGGGAGTGCGTTGTCCACTAAAGAATGGTATGCCACTTGAATAGGTAGAGGGATGCTGGTATTTCTCATTATTACAGCAATATTATTTTCAGGTTTTGTGCTAGTACTTCTAGGCAGTAGCACAAAAGAAATCGCTGATAACTGGCCGAAATATCGGTGTAGTCCATCTGTAATGCCATTTGCGGGATTCTATGGTCATGACACAGGTGAAAACTTCCAGTTTTGTATTAAAAATATATTTGAAGGGCAAGCTGATTCACTTCTAGGACCTTTCGGCGCAGTTTTGGCCACCTTTATTGGAACTCTTTCAACCCTTATTGAGTCTGCTAACTCCATGCGTATTCAGATGGCAACTCTTGTAGGTGGCGTATCGAATATTACATCGGATTTACAAGATCGTATTACCCAGGTTATGTTCCGTGTACAAATCACCGCAACTCGTATGAAAATGTTGATTGGGCGATTATTTGCGACCTTTTATTCAATGATCTACATGAGTATGTCAGGCATTACTGCGGTTACGAATATGGGTGATACATTTCTCTTCGGATTCCTGGATACTTTCTGTTTTCCGCCTGAAACACCGGTGAATATGATTGGCTATTCAGATCCGATTCCAATCTCGGCTGTGAAGATTGGTGATCGGTTCGAGGATACAGGTAGTGAGGTGACTGCGACCTTTTCCTTTTTATCCGATGGGCAAGAAATGGTCCGATTTCCCGATGGTGTGGAAGTCAGTACAAATCATTATGTAAACTATAATGGTACATGGATTCAAGCACGATACCACCCTAAGGCAAAGGCGATTGGACCTTGGACAGGTGGACTCGCACGCCCACTCATTTGTTTAAATACATCGGATCATACACTTTCGGTTGGAAAACAGATCTTCTTAGATTATGACGAAACAAAGGATGGAGATCAACTGACTATGAAAATGGTTGAAGAACAGATTAATCATTTAATAAATCAAGAGATATCTCCTGTTACAGACTATAGTCCTTCGATATCTGCGACTACGCACCTTCGCTTAGCAGATGGAACTACACAACCGGCCGCTGCGATCCAGCTAGGAACACGCCTTCCTACAGGAAAAGTGGTTGGATGTATACAAAAGCTAGTTACACATGCCTGTATTCATGGAGATGATTTAATCCATGATAGTACACTCTGTTGGAGTGACACTCGTTGGGTTCGCGCGGCCACTCTCTATCCTATACGTGAACTTGAAACTCCTCAAATCTTCTATTCCTTTATTGTCGCACCCAGTTCAACGATTGAACTCGCATCAGGACTTACTTTGCGCGATTATATTGAAATCTTAAGTCCGGACACGGAATCGGTCTACGCTCAAAAAATCGCAGAATCACCTTCGTATCCTACAACAGAGAGAGTGGAGGTCAAATGATTCTCTTTTTTATAACGACCTTTATCTTCTTATTTGGCCTTGGCTATCTATTTGCCACGGTTGATCGACAAGAAGTTATGGCACATTGGGATGAAAGACGGTGTGATCTTCCTGTCATGATTGTCGCAGGATATTATCAACCAAAGACAAGTACACAAAGTTCTACTGAGTTTGCGACAGACAACTTCACATTCTGTATGGATAACATGATTAAAGAAGTATTTGCCGTTGCGCTTGCTCCCTTTATCAACATGTTCAAATCCCAAATGGATGCGGCAGCGGTTGTACAAGAGATCCAGAACTCAATGCGTGGAATGATTGCAAAATTTCAGAATAAGTTTTCAGGCATTTTGGAGGGTGTTTTTAATCGGTATATGAGTATTGGATTTCATTTAAAACTCACCTACAAGCGATTTATGGATGCTATGAATCGTGTAGGAGCCATTGCGGTAAGTACACTCTTTATGGGGATTTCTATGGTAGTTGGACTTGATGCCGGTTATAACTTTATGATCAAGGTTGTCATGATTATTATGGGAATAATCATTGGAATGATTATTCTTTTATTTGTTGTGCTTATTCCCTTCTTTCCACTTATTTTCGGTGTACTCGCATCTGTTGCTACGATTGGCTTAGGCGCAGGTATGGGAGCTGCCTTTTGCTTCGCAGCAAATACTCCAGTTGTTCGAAAAGACGGAACAACCGTTCCACTTCATAAACTTGTCGTTGGTGATTATTTATACGATGGAAGTCGCGTGGATGGCATTGTTCATTTTACTGGAAAGG